GGCCTCGGCGGCCCGGATCACGTCGACGGCCTTGTCGGACAGCGCCTGGGCGGCCCGCGGGTCCAGGGCCACGAGCTCGTGGTGGAGTTCCTGGCTGTCCTTGTTCAGCACCGTGAACAGCGCGGCCTGCAAGTCCATGTAGGCCATGTAGATCTGCAGCTGCGCGTAGTAGACGGGCTTGGACAGCTGAACCCCGCGCCGCACGGTGTCGGACCAGGACTTGCTGTTGAGCGCCTTGTGCTCCCACAGGAGCGGCCAAGGTGCGCCGATCTCGGGACCGGCGACGATCACGCCGTCGATGTGGCCCCGGATACGGCCGTTGGCGGTCACGAAGCCGAACTGCTCTCCATCGGACCGGTGGGTGCGCAGGTCGAAGCCGGCGGCCCGCAGCCATTGCACCGACAGCGTCTCGAACTGGTGGCCCGCGTCGAAGATCCTGAGCGTTCGCCCGTCGAACCCCTTTCCGGCATCGACGGCCGCATGGGCGTATTCGTAGGCGAGCTTGCGCGCGCACGGCTCGCCGATCCGGCTGCCGCCGAGATAATCGCGGGGACGCCGCGCCTGGTTGCGCTCGACCAATGCCTGGTCGATCAGCGCATTGACACGATCGGCGACACCAGGCGCCGGGGGCGTACCGTACAGGGCGTGCGAGCCGTGGTTCAGGTCGATCATCGATGGCTCCTCAGAACGGGACGTCGCCCGCGGCGGACTGGCGCTGCATCGAGTCCTGGAAGCCGTCGACACAGGCCTCGATGATGCGATCGATGTCGGCGGCGTCGCGCTCGTGGAACGGCGCCAGCAGCCCGAGTTCCGTCAGTGTCTCGGCCAGGAATCGCCGGGCGTCCCTGATGGCCTTCCGTTCCATGTCCGTCTTGTCGATCATGCCGTTGTTCCTGTTGGCGAGTGCCGAGCCGCCGTCGAGGCAGCGCATCGAGCAGAAGCGGTAGTAGGGAAAGTGGTCCCAGAGCAGCCGGTGGACGTAGCCGAAGCCACGCCCCTCCCGGCCACACAGGGCGCAGGGCGTTACGCGAGCAAGAACTGGGTCAGGGCCGCGGCGTCGGCCGAGCGATCCCTGATCCGCTCCATGCCCAGCACCACAAAACGCGAGATCGCGTTGGCGGCCATGGCCTCGAGATCCGCCAGGGTGAGACTGGCGATGGGTTGATGAAGCCTTCCGCGTCCTTCGAGCCATGTGCCGATCGCCCTGGCTGCTTCCCGAGTCATGTGTGCCTGCCATTCGTCCGAGGTCATGACGGTCACCCGTTCAGCCAGCTCGGACCCGACACCGGGGCTGCTGCCGGGGCCGCCTGAGGTGCTTTCGCAGGCGTGGCCGGGTTCCAGGCGGGCGCGACAGTGGCAGCAGCAGCAGCCGGCGCGGACCGTGCGCGGGGCTTGCCCAGGGCGGGCGGCACGGACTCGCCGTCCAGGACACGACGCCACTCGGGTTCAGTGGGCAGCACCACGCGCGCCAGCCGGTTGCTGTCGCCGTAGCGGGGATTGCTGCTGGGCTCGACCGAGATGACGCCGACGAAGGTGATGCCGGTCAGATCCGACAGGCCGCGCAAGACCCGCTTCGCCTTCGCAGCCTCGCTCATGTCCTTCGGATCGAGCCCGAGCCCGCTGTCGATCATCGCCCGGAAGATGCTCTTGGAGATCTTCCAGCCGATCGACACGCCATTGTCGTCGGCCTTCCCGCCCGACACCGTGAACATCTGCCAGAACTTGCGCCGCGCGTACGGGCCCTCGACCACCGTGAACTCGCAGTCGAGCATCTTGACGTCGCTGCCGGGCGCGTTGGACGCCTTGAGCAGGCCCCGGTCGATCTCGCTCTCGCCATCGGAACCGCCGCGGCGGACGGTCATGGTCACCCGGGCGAAGGTGCCGTCGGGGATCAGGTCGCCGCCGGCCTGGGGCTCGGCATCGTTCATGTCGAAGGTCATCGCAGTCATCCTTTCCTGGGGGAGTTGATCTTCGCGAGGAGCGCGCCGAGGTCGGGCGGCTCGGTGATGTCGAGGCGACCGGAGCGATCCTTCGCCGGCAGGCCGTAGGGGTTGCCGGCACGGCACACGAGACGGCGCGTGTCGGCGCGTTCGGGATCATGGCGCCAGCCGTCGCCCTCGGGCTCGAACAGGCTCATCGAGATCACCTGGTCGACGATGCCGGGGAGTTCGCGGCCGGCCTTGCCGCCTTCCATCTGCGGCTGCCAGGTCGAGCGATTGAACTCGTCGGTTACCTTTTCCAAAATGCCGACGAAGATCACCGTCTTGCCGGCCGCATGCTGCAGGTGTTTCAGCAGCCCGATCACCTCGCGGGCGAGAAGACCGTAGGCGCCGCGCGGATCGGGCTTGCCGTTTTTCTCGGAGAAGGCTTCCGGCCGCGTCCTCGCCCACGCCATTGCCTGGCGGGTCAGGTCGGTGATGCTGTCGACGAAGACGATGTGCTTGCCCGCGATCATCCGGACCAGGTCGGGGTAAGCCTGCGCCAAATGCTGGTAGTGGCCTTCGGAGAAGAAGCCATTCGGATCGGCGGCGGGATTGATGCCACCCACGAGGCAGCCGATGTCGAGGGCGTCCGTGAAGGTGCGCACCGGGATGCTGTCGCCTGGCCAGTCCTGGACGGACTTCATGCCTGCCTCGAGGTCGATGCAGAGGGTCTCGGCAGGCGGCAACGATTTCAGCAAGGATGTCTTGCCGACGCCGCTCGGGCCGAAAATCGCCATGGTGGTCTTGGCGCCGGCCGCGGACAGCCGTTCGTCGGCGCTGACGATGCGCAGCGCCATCAGCTGCCTCCCGCGTTGCGTGACGCGACATCGAGCGCGCACTCACTCCCGCGCGCGCCGGCCTGCCGGGCGAGACCATAGAGTTTGCGCAAGGCGTGCAGGCGGTCGCCGACGGCGCTGAACTCGGCTTCGACACCCAGCAAGGCGAAGGCGATATCGTCGAGCGTGGCGTCCTCGATCGGCTTGACAACCTGTTCGCGGCGGATTTCGCCGAGCACCGGAATGACGATGGTGTCGGGCAGCGCTTCGAGCGCGTAGTGGCGCTTGCGGATCTCGGTCAGGGCAGCAGAGCTGGTCATCGGGTATCCTCGGACTTGATGGTGAGACGGAAGGTCGGCTTAGTGGTCCGCACCGTGCGGGCGGCGGCGAAGGCCTCGCGGATAGCGGTGGGCCAGGCGGTGTATTTGCGCTCGGGGACCTTGAAGCCGATGTCGACGTAATCGGCCGGGTTCTCCCCGCTCGCACGGATCCGCTCGACGAGTGCGGCGAGCAGCGACTGGTCCCAGTCGACCTTCTTCGGGAGATCGGCCGCGACGACGACGGCGCCGTCCTCAAAACGAACGAGGCCGGTGTCCTTGCCCTCGGCCCGGCGCACCGTCGCTGCCGCGTCGGCGTAGCGACGCGCGATCGCACCTTCGAGCCACTCCTTGAGCCGCTTGGCGGCATCCAGGGCGGCGGCGGCATCCTCCTGGAGCAGCGCCAGATGCTCCGCCGGAAGCTTTGCGATCTCGCCGACCGGCATGGTGGGGATGTCGTCGAGGCTGGGGCGGTTGTTGCGATCAGATGCAATCACGCCACCTCCGCCAGCAGAAGCGAGGACAGCGAGACCGAGGCCTGCTTCGGCTTCGGGCGGGCGATGGCGAGATAGCTGTAATCGTCCGACCGGTGGCGACGCTGCACGAGATGGATCAGTCCGCGCTCGGCCGCCCACCAGGCGCGGCGCGCGACGCGGGCGAGTTCCTCCCGCTCCCGTTCGGCAAGGCGCGTGCCCTGCGGCATGGTGTCGAGCGCGAGGAAGCCACGGTGATATTCGAGGATGTCGCCGGGCGCGGCCTGGCCGACCCAACCACAGAGTCCGATCTCGGTGAGCGGGTTCCGGACCGCGGGGAATCTGGATGCAATGACGTTCATGATGGGCTCCTACTCACGCGCTCGCCGAACCGTCTCACGCGGCCCGGACACCGATCGCCGTCAGGGCAAGGCGGATGTCCTTGACGCGGCGGTAGAGGCTGCTGCGGGTGCCATGGCCGCTCGCCGCAAGGCGATCGACGGTGGTCCGGGAGAGGGCTGCACAGAGAGCGCCGTCGGCGGGTTCGAGCGAGCCAAGACCGCGCTCGACATCGAGACGCTCCTCGGCGGTGGCGAACGCATCGACGGGCTGGCCGAAGAGCGCTGACAGCCCGTCGGCTTCGGCGATGAGGTCGCCGCGGGTCAGCCCGTCGCTCTCGGGAATGACCTCGTCGAGCGAGATCGGCGTCGCGCCATACATCCGGCGCTCCCGCTTCACCTTGTTGGCGATGCGCGTCGCCTTGTTGGCGAGGATGGCGCCGGCAAAGGCGCCGAGCGTGCCGCGATCTGCGTCGTAGGCGGGAAGCCGGGCGATCAGATCAACCAGCAGGTCCTGGCGGACATCATCGAGATCGGCGCGGGGAAGCCGCAGCTGGCGGACCAGACGGCGCGCCGCAATGTCCGCCTCATGAAGAAGGATCTGAAGGTCGTCTCGGGAAATCGAAGAATGCATCGGCATGGCCTCGGGTCATCGCTGTTGATGACCTCCAGCCTGCCGAAGCCGCCGATCCGTTAGGTGGGAGCGGGATGGGTTTTGGATGGGCGAGAATGGGAAGACGAGCGGTGACGCGGGTCAGCGCCCCTATGGCCGCAGATCAAACTCTCCCGGAGCTAGTGCCAGGAAGTAGCCGGTCGGGCTTCGTCGCGTCTTGATCAGGTCTGCGCCACGATCTCGCCGTCCCTCGGACAGGAAACGTCTCAATTCGCGAACGAGATCAGCAGCGCCTCGGCCACTGTTTTCGGCCTCTATCTGATGCGGGGTCAGATAGCCGCTGCGACCCCCGACAGCCTCGGCCAGCATCACGAGAAACTTGAACGGCTGCTGCGGGATGTGCATCTCGATGCCATCCAGGATCACCCGATGGCTCAGACGGAAAATGACCAGATGCGGCTCGAAGGTCGCAGCGGATTCCAGCGTCGAAAAGTCGATCGCGAAGTCCGCC